CGAAATGTAAAAGATTACGATTAAAAGGGCAAACGCAGGCCCCTCACTGGAGCCTCAAACATACCTTTAAAGTAAAATTGAAATTCCGATGTGAGAGCTTGCGCTCGCCGAAATGAATGCATATAATATGCACACCTACGACCGTAACGTAGGATTATACAAAGCTGTACTAAACAAGCAGCACTTAAGCCAAAAGTGATCACGACTTAACGATCCGCACTTCTTGCGATTGTTTTTCCCAATTATAAATTGACTTTGTATTAATTGACCCATTGCTTATTGAGCAACAGGTGTGTTCTCATAGTAATCCAAAGTTGGACAACAGAGAAACCACAGGCAGGTAAAATCTGGGCCTGTACCAGCATATGTCGTCATAGTCATCAAATCAGTGGAAGTGTTCGCAGTAGATTGCTTGATGAGCATGGAAACAAAAGCACATTCCCTACCGGTTTCATCAGCAGAATTACCAGGTATGGAATATGTTGGATCGGGGTAATGAAAATTAGCTATATTCATATGTGGATAATTGAAATTGATAGATCCATTAGTTTGAGAATTAGTGAATGACGCACCAGCCGTACCAGCGGTACGAGGTCCCAAATTATTGAGAAGGTACTGCGCAGTGACACTAGAAGTAGCTCCTGTAGAGGAACTACTAATAATAGAACCCTGCCTATATGCAGCACTAGAACTATCTGTAATGCGCGAAACACGAATATCTCCAACATAAGGAAACAAATCCAACGAAGTATTAATAACATAGTTGACACTACCTCGAAACCCACCATACATCATAGAGACGTATGTAATGGGATGTGTAGGTACATAATTGAATGGGGCCGTACCTGAGCCCGCTAAAATTTTTGATGCAGTGGACTGACCATTAGGATCATAGCCATACATCGGAGGCAATCTTGTAATAGATTTCCCCCAAGAACTGAATTTCGTTGCTGTCGTCTTTAAAGAAAAAGATGTATCATATAGTGAATAACGATGCAACAAAGTACGCAAGGAGACAACTCGTTCCCCAATATTCAAATCATAACGATTCTCATGTCTGGATCCCACATCACCAAATGTAATATGAGTGGATACTGTATCCACAATATCTTGACTTTGAACCTCAAAAAATGAAGGAGGCTGAGTGGACGAGTTCTCACCCAAATGAGATGCTGGATTAGCAAATTCTAGATTTTCAGCACCTCTAGCAGAAACTTTAACAGTCAAATACTGAGGTGTGACTGGAGACATCAATCTAGTCAATACTGATACTATAAAAATACCATTATCGAATCTACCAGATGTTGTGACGCTACCACCAACATTCCAATTATTTCGCGAAATCCCACGTAAGTTAAGAAATTCGTAGGCTTGATGGAAAGGCACACGTATAGAAGCCTTATTGGTTTCACCGATATCCAAAATGGTGGTATAGACAGTATTTTCTGGTAGAGCAGTAGTGCCACCAGTTCCAAGTGGGTCCCAAGCAATCTTGAGACGACCTTTATGGAATTTAGTGCCGATGACCTCAATATCAAAAATGATGTCACCACGCCACTGTTCAAATAGCATGCCAACATAGGACATGGGAGTATGATAAATCCTCAAGGCTTGGTTAACAAATCCGGCATTGACAATGGGTACATAACTGAACATCATGGGTGATACAGCAGCATTGAATATAACACTACCAATAGAATCAGAAGTACTCCAACTAGAAGTTGTGAGTGTCGATTCTTTCTGCACCAGATGGGATATACACATCTCATCCTCAGATGTCAATCCATGCAAGGAAGGATCAATCGATAATTCCTGCTTTGGATCTAATGTAAGTTTCTGCACTGGGGTTCCGATCTCAGACGAAGCCAAATGAGGTGTAGAGGTTGGCACAAAAGTGTGCACATCATCAATGACTGGTACATTAGTGAAACCAAAAATTGACGCAACCTTAGCAATAGCAGTTGCACCTATAGTAGTTGCTCTGGCATAGGGACCAATATAAGGAACTGAGTCCAACATAGAGGACACCGAGGCAATAGCTGATGCTGGCTGCGATATAACACCATCATATTCATCTTTAGATTGAAGTGTAAGAGTGTCTGTAGAACCACTAAGTTGTACATCTTCCATCCAAACATAAGTGTCCATAGTGACCGATGGTGATGCGGTAGACGAAGCAACACCTAATTGTGCGGCAATGAAGTAGTATAAAACACCCATTGTCTTAGCCTCAGCTTGACCTGCTAGTGGTAACCAATTATTAAATCGGAAAAATGGAACATGAATCTCACCTCCCGCATTATCAGAAGGATATAACCACGTACCAGGTAATTGACTCAAAGGAGTTAAAGCGGGTAGTGAGCCAAACCCAGCAGGTGTGTCTCGAATTTTGCTTTTCCTATCGCCAGTATCTAACCCATTAACATTGGGTTCATAAGCAACGCGCACTAGTCCAAAGTGAAACGGTGTGGCGTTGATAACTACCTTAATACACAATTTACCGCGTATGAAGGCATAATTTTTAAGTTTATTTGAAATGACTGAATTAGACAAAAATTGATACCAAGGTTCTAAAGTAGCACCAAAATATCCGACATTTTCTGATGTAGACCAGTTTCGAGAGTCAATTTTAGTTGGTCTCGACAAAAATCTGGCCAAATCAGTATTAGAAGTTTCAGAGGCACGTACTATTGGGTTAATATTGTATGGTATATTGTCTATTAGGCCAGTTGAAGAATCGACAAATGTCAAAACTTCACTAGTCATCTCATTATTATGTGTAACTGTGGTGTCTCCAAAGTCATCAGTTGGTTCATCTGAAGATTGTACAGTAAGATTTGAAACATCCAGCTCATTCACCAAATCAAATGAATAAGCAGGGAGCATTGTTCCGGCCATGCTCTCAACACTTTTTATATATGTATTATTTTTATTATTTTGAAACCTTTTTTATAAGAGGACATGAATGGCTTAATCCATACCCAATTGACGCTTATTCAAAAGCGACTAAGCCCGTGAGGCTTTGTGGAATCTTTCTACCAATTGATCAAAGTTTGGTAATGTAGATTCCGAAACATAAAACTTGTAAGGTTCTTCCTCCAATATTTCGGAGAAGATTTTGTGCATCTCATTGAACTTTTCTCTTCCATAGAAGAAGTATTCATTGTTTGCACTGGATATAACAGAGACCATTTGGTTATAACAATCAATTGATCCTGATGGTACCCAAACTGTCAGAGATTTGATTATGGAAGCTTCCTCGAGAGGAGCTGCCCAATTTTCAATGTCATCGTCCCAACGCCACTTTCTTTTTAAGAATGAAATATCGGCAATGTTGACGTAAGGTACAGATTCTGACTCTTTATCAGCCATAGTATATTCAACTCCTATATCTTTGAGAGTATTCATAATTGTAGTATGATTGAAAAAACTGGCTAATTTAGAAACCCCAAAAGCGTTGTCATCACCATATGTGAAGAGACTAACTCTCTTCTTAAAAGTGCGAACTTCACGCTCCGGATTCAAGTACATGTATGCATAACGCATGTATAGTGAATTAACTAGTGAATTGATAATAACCGTCAATGGATGACCCGAAGGGTTTGTACCAAAGAATTCCACTAAGTCTCCATTCACATTACAGCATGGGAAAGCTACATCTTCACCGATAGCGAGTATGATACTCACTTCTTCTGACGTGTAACCTGCATGTATGTAAACATTATATATGATCTCAAAGGCAGCAAGGATAAAATCCGCTAACATACGTTTGTCGAATTTTCCATAATCACCTGCAACCATCTGCATAAGACCATGTTGTGTAAGATAATCGTAGATCTTTCCCCATTCATCAGATTGGGTGACTGTTCCAGGTCCTGCTTCAAATACAAATTTATTTTTCTGTACTAAACGGACAAATGATAGTAGATTCTTACGAACCACTATACTCCAATCAACTGGAGCTCCTGTGAACAATCGTGTTTTACCTATTTTTACTTTTTTAAGTGGTGTTGGTTCATCTTTAAGATGTCCCGTGAATATAGGGTACGCACGTTCGCACTTTTTGTACTTTTCTTCTATTTTGCGCACGCGATCCCAAATCTTCTCATCAAAATTGACTCCTTCTGGGTACACATCACATTTATCATCCTTGAGGAAATTCTTTTTTGTTGTGCACCATGGAAAACCCATGGATGTACTACGATTAATTGAATCAATGTAAATGACACCGGGTAGCCCATTCACGGCTGCCTTGTCAGAAAGAATGACTAATTCAGATTCCCAACCCTTTGGTAGCCCTGAAACAATATCTTCAGTAAAACTAGAAACACAAGAAGCTAGAATGCTTTTATCATAGTTGGAAAATGGCTTAACCATCTCCACCACATTCTTTCTCCAAGGTTCCCAGCCACTCATTTTAGGTGGACCATAATTGTTGGCAACACCATATAAGTTCAAAAACTTCTCTTGTAGAGGAGTAGCACACACACGACTTCTTGGTCGTGTGCGGAAACCCGCAAAAGTGCCATATATGTTAGCGTGTGCTGTCTCCAAATACCGCAATACACTCTTGTGGTGTACGGGTGTGAGGACATTCTGCTTTTCATCACAATTCATGTTAGGAGCGTCTCCACTCTGTATCGTAGGTAAAACAGAAATTCGGGAACACAATTCTTCTATTTCTGAAAGAGTGACTTTGAGAATACCAACCGAGTGGTCCTTTCCCAAGAAATGATAACCTATAATACAAGGTCCCCGTGGTGTTGTGGCTACAACTATTGACCCGCACAATCCATCTTGAGTGATATTTGTTGAGTGGCCTAAATACACGGGAAACTTACCTTTCAAAGATTCTACTGGAAACTCTTCCTGTAATCGGAGGGCAAACAATGCGTTTTTACTAACATTACCTTGTTCGTCTCTGGTCAGTTCTAAACCCGAAGAAGTGGGCAGTGCGGATTCGCACCAATATTTCCTGATATCCCGAAACGGTGGTAGGGATTTGATTTCAAAGACACATACATCATTGTTTGATGCAAACTGAATATCTTGTCTGCGCAGAATGGTCTTTAAATTGCTATTAATGGCTAACATATTATTATTCTGCACAACTTCGACTTCATAAACGTCTCCAGTATCCTTGAAAGCATGACCGTTGGTCACACAAAAATGGCCCTTGAGGAACGTGCCGCGCATAATACGCGTAGTAAGTTCACCCTTAACCTTAATGCGTAATAAAACGCAATTTTTACTGAACAGATCTCGGATTTCGTCAGCAGTTGCCCCAACGGAGCTACCACTTGCTTTGGGTAAATCAAAATGTGTGAGCTGTATATCTGAATTGTACCAAACATTTTCTCTATCTTCTTTTTCCAAATCTTCTTCAGTAGTTTTGTTAACATTACCTTGGATATTTAAATCTTTTTTATTTTCTTTTTTATCCTCGATATGTATACTTTTATATAAATTTACTGCCATCACAGCAGCTGAAAATGCACCGATTGCACATCCCAACATTTTAAGTTTATTGTCTTGCAGTTTTTCTCTAAACTGGGACACATATTTCATGTGCACATCTACATCCTTAACAAGATTGATGACTCTCATACCTAAACATCTACCGTACTGCCAACGAGCAATATAGTAAATAATAGACAGAGTCAGCCAGTTTGTAAGTAAGGTTTGAAACATACTCGCAAAGAAACCCAGTAAACACATCACGACAAAATTGCCGCTCTGTAGATGCATACATTCATCGTGTGGTAGAGGTGCTAAACACGCACTACACACATCAATCTTCTTCATACTATCGTCATTTGTCATGACATTCTTCTGATTTCGCTCATGCTCTAGGCACGCTTTCCCATAGTATTGAAGAAACTTTTTGACATCAGTGAAGAACTCAACTTGTTCTAACTTTACCATTTCCCTTCCTCCATCGAAGACTGGGACAATTTTGTTCACACGAATATCCCACAAATCTGGGAACTCGCCTTCACCAATATCAATCTTTTCAGGGTCTAAAAAGACTCTGTTGCTGTGCATAAATTCCTTTTTTGGTTCAAGTGTAACCACAAAGGGCAATCTACGTCTAACAGCCAAGGGACACCAAAAGTATTCCTGGGCATGTAGATCAACACAGTTTGTTGTACCTATAACTAATCTAGTAAGAACAGGTGTTTTACCTTTATCTTCTAAAGCAGCTTGTGGTGGCACATAAGGCACATTATTACAAACATTGAGTAAATCCTGCAGAGTTGAATCAATATCAGTACTCTTAACAGGGTTCTTGAATGCAATATCATCCAATTGGATACACCACTTACTTGAATCAAAATTACTCCAGTACTCGTCCATAGGGTTTCGTACATATCTATAATGGTCATCACGTTCCAAATTGAACAATGCACCATAGTAATTAAACAACATTTTTGTAAATGATGATTTGCCTACACTTGAATGTCCGTAAACTAAGACTCCAAAAGGTTGCTTGCGCTCTTTTTGCGCAGCTCTTCGAGTAATCTCGGTATTCATGAGTAGTTTGAGACTATTCAGCTTACTAGCTATAAATCTCGAATCTGTATCTGCAGCTTTGGCCACAAATTTGTTCAAAGCTTCACCCTGTTCTATGCAATCTTTTAAATCGCTAAGATACGAAAAGTAATTAGTTTGGTGAGCTTCAAGATTACCAACAAATGGTGCTAAATTTAATATTCGATTTGCTTCTTGCAACCATTTATTGTTTTCATTAAGACCATGCGTAAAGTCGCTGATCTCACCAGTAATGTACCATGAATGTGCCCTCTCACAAATGAAAAGGGAGGTTTCTAGTACACAAAAGAAGAAACTTTGTTTGGAGCCATAAGTGCTCATAAGGTGACGTTGTTCAAACTTGGAATATAATTCGTCAGAAAGTTCAATACCTAATTTACTCAAGAAACCATGAACTAACATGTAAGAGTATAAGTTTCGAATTCTTTTAACTAATGGACTATCTATGACTCCCTCTGTAAAGTTAAAACATTCACGAAGAGTCTTGAGAATTTCACCTGTAGTATCCGCTTGCACGGTTGGTGTAAATATTTCATTGAGTTTGTGTTGTATTTTAATGGACAAACAATCTCCAGTAAACATTCTATACGCCATTTGAGTTAGCGCGTAATATTCTTGAGTGCTTTCACACTTTTTGGAAAAGGTCCAAACCACAATCATATTCTCCACCTGTCGATTTATCCAATCGTCGGTAAAGAAATCCATAGTATTTTTTGGTATGTTTTTTGTTATGAAGTATAATAACTTCTTGAATTCAGGTTTGGTATCAAGACCCTGCAAATTCAATTCTGGCAGTTGAATTTTAACTGCCTTCAATGGTTTATCTAAGACCATGTTCTCACATTCTAATATGTGAGTATAAGTTCTGTATTCAGAACTGCCACCCAACATACGAACATTTATGTAAATATTCGAGTTGGGCGTAACGCCATATTCTCGCAGTGTAAAACCTGCTTGAATTGGCTTAGTGCCACAAGTTAGATATATTTGTTGCACTTCATCCACTCTAATGTCTTTGTAAATATAGCCATTGGCTACGTTAATTAATTCAGTGGTTGTTGTTTTATCATTAATCGCGTATTGAAAACGCTTATTTAAGAAATTGATATTGACGTATTGATTTTCGATGTGGACTCTATTAGAGTTCATTGTTGGTAGAAATTTACCCTTCAAAGATTTTGGAATAATCTTCGGCATATCCGTAGTAGGACGTGTTTCATCTCCACTATTTAGCATAGCCAATCCAGTTTGTGCAATTACTTCGCTCAAAAAATTCATCATGTCGCTCATCGTTATTATTCTTAGTTGTATCTGATTCTTAGGAAGCTTGTTATCGTCCGCATCCGACTAGCGATTTTTTCTAAGGCGCGTCTCGCCTCGTATCTAGGACTTTTACCCTGATAAGTATATATTATAACCTTAAAAGTAGGCTACTAATGTGATTAGTGTGTCCTCGACTACAACTGTAGCTGTAACATCACATAACTTCACGATTCGCGTCGGCTTGTGAGCACGGAGAGGCGTTTGCGTTATTTATCATCATATTCGACCGGTGAAAACCATTCCACTAGTGTATTATAATATAGTTAGCTCCCCCACAATGGGGAAAATACTCAAATATAACAGTCAACAAAAGACTGCAGGAAAAGAAACGTTTTTATATTTTTGATATTTAATGTTTATGTTTTTATTTCAGTGAGTAAACGTGGGTTAAAGTTTTGCTAAACTTAATAAAGTGTCAGTTATGACAATCAAATCGAAAAATTCACTAATTGTATCATGAGGTCTCCCTCGCTGCATATAGCCCGTCTAGTTACATGACACGACTTGTTGTAGACTCATACAATCATCAAAAGGTCTTCCTGGTACCATCAAGGCCCTCTAGTTATTTGATAATGGTACTGTCCGTATCCGTTGGAAGGTCTTCCTGGTGCCACTAGGGCCCTCTAGTTATCCACGCGGATAACAAGTTTAGACGTTAGTGATAACGTCCTAAGCGGTAAAACCGCTCTAGAATATAAGGTATATATATGTGATTAACA